GCTTGCCACCCTGGATCCGATCAGCGCGATGGCCGCAGCCGACCGGCAAGTGCTGGCGGATCTTCTGCAGCAGGTAGAGACGGAGAACGAGGCGCTTGCCGCTGTGCTGGAGAAGATTGCGGAGGATGCGGGTGTGGATGATCTTATCAAGCCAGAAGATGTCCCGAACTTTGCACCAGTGAGTGAGGATACGCAGGCGAGGCTTGACAAGAAAAAAGTGAAATGCCCGAACTGCGGGGTTGAATTCCATGTCTAAAAACCTTGTCGTTGACTGGTGCAGTTATAAAGCCGCTAAATATGCCGTGCTAAATTGGCATTATTCTAAACGCATGCCCGGTGGGAAACTAAACACTATCGGTGTATGGGAGCATGGGGAATTTGTCGGCGCTGTGGTGTTCGGGGTAGGTGCAAACAAGAATATGCATAAAGAATTCTCTCTTCAAAACAATGAGGTCTGTGAACTTGTGCGCGTGGCGCTGCGGGAGCATGAGGCGCCTACCACACAGATAATCTCAAGAGCAATGAAACTTCTAAAGAGGCATAACCCTGGCCTGAAACTTGTTTTATCATACGCTGACCCAAATGTCGGACATGTAGGTTTTCTATATCAGGCGCTGTCATGGTACTTTATAGGCTTCAGTCAATCATCATTTGTGTATGTAGATCAATACGGTAGAGAGTACCACGCAAGAACGCTGTCCCCTGGGAAATTGAAAGGGAGAAAACTGCGTTTGACGTATGTTAAAAAACTCCCGAAGATCAAATACGCATACGCGTTTGACCGTAAGGTGCGCAAGGAACTGAAGAAAAGAGCGCTTCCGTACATCAAGAGTCTTGATGTTGTGCGGGGGGCCGCAGGGGCGCCAGGCATGCCAGGCCTGGAAGTGGGTTCAACTCCCACCCCCCGCTATGAACTGGTTGAAACACCTGCAGGGGATAGAGTATGAGTAGGGGCGCAGGCAGCAAAGGGAGCAAGCGGCGGATCATAGCGCGTGAGAGAGAGAAGCGCGCTATGGAACTGCGCCTTGCCGGTGCTACGTATGCGCAGATCGGGGAGGCGCTCGGGATCAGTGCGCAGGCCGCACACAAGGCCGTGATGCGTGCCCTGGATAGAATCAATGAGAAACTTGCGGAAGATGCACAGAAGGTGTTGCGCCTGGAACTGGAGAGACTGGACAAGATGCTGCTGGCGTTGTGGCCGCAGGCGCAGCGTGGGAATCAGGGGGCGGTGGATCGGATTTTGAGGATCATGGAACGCCGGGCCCGCCTGCTCGGCCTGGACGCACCCCATAACGTGAACGTCAGCGCAGCGGAGCCGCTGCAGATCGTGCTGCGCTGGGAGGATCAGGAGGTGAGCGATGGACAATAAAGACCGCTTGGCATGGAGGCTTTGGCGTCACGGCGTACAGGAGATGCGTTCCGTGTACGCTGCGCAACTGGTTGTCATACTCGGCGTGTATATTGCATCACTTACACTCCGCCACGCGGTGCCTGCCGTACTTGCCGTTATTGCATTCTTTGACTGGATGATTGTCAGGGAACTGAATTATCACGCTGTGTCAACAATGATTGAGGAGATGTATGAAGATCTTGAGGATCCTCGCACGACAAAGAAAATTGTGCTGGTGAATAATTTTATTTTTGCTATGTCATATGTAATGACGCTGGCCGCTATGCTTCGTCTTATATGGGAGGTGACGTGATTGCCGACGCTTGAGGTTGTGCTGCCAGCCCTCCACCACGGACAGCGGACCGTCCGGGATCACCAGGCGCGGTTTAAGGTTTTGGCGTCTGGGCGGCGCTGGGGGAAAACACTTCTCGGATCCGCCCTGTGCGTGGCGGATGCGCTGCGTGGTGGGCGCGCATGGTGGGTGGCGCCGTCGTACAAGATGGCCCGTGTGGGGTGGAGGGCGATCCAGAGGCTGGCGCGGCAGGTCCCTGGGTCGGAGGTGAAGCGTGGTGATCTGATGGTGCGCTTCCCAACCGGCGGTGAGGTGTGGGTGCGGTCGGCGGATGACCCACAATCCCTCCGCGGGGAGGGCCTGGACTTCGTTGTGCTGGATGAGTGCGCATACATGCGAGAGGAGGCCTGGACGGAGGCGCTGCGCCCGGCGCTTTCGGATCGGCACGGGCGGGCGTTGTTCATCTCTACACCGAAAGGACGCAACTGGTTTTGGCGCCTGTGGGTGCGGGGTGCGGACGGAGAGGATGCGGAGTGGATGTCCTGGCGCTTCCCTACCACCACCAACCCGTACGTGGATCCGCAGGAGATTGAGGAGGCGCGGCGCAACCTGCCGGAGCGGGTGTTCCGGCAGGAGTACCTGGCCGAATTCCTGGACGATGCCGGCGGTGTATTCCGGCGCGTGATGGAGGCGGCCACGGCGGAGGCGCAGGAGAAGGCCGTAGAAGGTCACGCGTACGTGATCGGGGTGGACTGGGCCCGCAGCCATGACTACACGGTCTTTGCCGTTCTGGATGTGACTGACCGGTCACTGGTCTATTTAGACAGATTCTCACAGATTGACTACGCGACGCAGGTCCAGCGCTTGCGGGTGCTGGTGGAGCGCTTCCGGCCGCAGGTGATTATTGCAGAGGAAAACAGCATGGGGGGCCCGCTTGTGGAACTGCTGCGGCGGGAGGGGTTGCCCGTGCAGCCGTTTATGACCACGAACGCCACGAAACAGGAAGTGATTGACGCCCTGGCGCTGGCGTTTGAGCGCGGAGATATTCGCATCATCCCGGATCCGGTGCTCATATCTGAACTGCAGGCATACGAACAGGAACGGCTGCCGTCCGGGCGTATCCGGTACAGCGCCCCGGATGGGATGCATGACGATACAGTGATCGCCCTGGCGCTGGCCTGGTCTGCGGTGGCCGACAGGGCGGAGATATATGTCTATGTGTGAAAATAGGGGGTGGCTTGATGGCTGACCTGTTTCAAACAATTGAAAAACTGCGAGAGCGGTACCTGAACGGCGCGCCTCCGGAGCGGGTTGGGATGCTCTACGAGTCCGTGCCGTGGCTGCGTCGTGCTGTGGACCTTATCGCGGAGAACGTCGCATCCTTCCCCGTCCAGGTGGTGCGGGGCGATCAGGAAGTGGAGGCGCCGGGGTACGTATCCGACTTCCTGGCGGACCTCCGCCTGTACGCGCTGGACTACTTGCTGTACGGCCGCGCCTGGGCGATGCTGGACCTTACCGGCCCGCGCGGTGCCTGGCTGGTGGAGCACCGGCCGGCCCGGGCGCTTCGGTATGACGAAAACCGGGCGGTGTGGACGTACCAGGACAGGTTCGGTGCTTACTACGATCTCAAGATCGACGGCGGCAAGGACAGGGACGCGCTTCTGTGGTACACGTACGACCCGGACGACGGCAGCCCTGCCGGCGTGGGCCCCGCATGGGCGGCACGGCACCACGCGTGGACCGCGCTGGAGACCATGCTGGCGCTGGGCCGATATTTCGAAGCAGGCGCCATCAACATCCCGATCTTCATGAAAGAATCCAGCGCCCCCGTGACCGAGGCGGAGCAATCCCGCATCAGGCAAGCGTGGCAGCGCCTGGTGGGCGGACGCAAGAAAGCATACAGCCCGCTCACCGTGTCCGGGGTGAAGGACGTCAAGATCCTCAACGCGAACCCGCGCGACATGGCCCTTCAGGAGGTGCTGGAGGAGGCGCGTCGCGGGATCGCTGTCGCCCTCGGTATCCCCCAGACCATGCTTGAGGATGCGGCGAACTACGCTACAGCAAGAGAGCACCGCCTGCAATTCTACGAAAACACGGTCAAGCCCTTGCTCCTCACTTTCCTGTCTGAATTCAACGCCTGGTTGCGTGAACTTGGCGAGCCATACGAACTGATCCCGGTGCCGCAGGATCTGGAGGTCTACCAGCAAGACGAGGCCACGAAGGCACAGAGCATCGTGGTGTTGTACAACGCCGGGATCATCACGCTTGAGGAAGCGCGCGAGGTGCTGGGCTGGGCACCGCAGCCCGAAACGCAGCAGGAGCAGCCTGCGGAAGAACCGCAGCCGCAGGATACGCAAGAGCAGCAAAAGAATATCAACCCCGGGGGCCCGGAGGCGGGGGACGCCGGCACGACGAACGTGCGAAAAACACAGCCCCCGCTCCGGGTTATTTTAGACCCTGCGCAGCAGGCCGGCGTGCTGGCCGAATTGGAGCGCTGGTACAGGAAGGCGAAGAAAAACCCGGACGCTGCGCTGGAATTTGAGAGCACAGTGCTGCCGGACGTGCTGAAGGCGCGCGTGCTGTACCGGCTACAGGCCGCAGGCGTAGACGTGGAAGCAGCATTCTGGCCGTATCGCAACGCACAGCGCCTGTTTGCACTGAAGGCGAAGCGCAAGATTCCACAACAGGTGATCCGTGGCAAATACAAAGACGAAATTGAGAAAGAGGTGGCGCAGGCCGTTTATGAGGTGATGCAGAAGTATAAGCCAGCGTTTGCCCGTGCCCTACAGCGCGGCGAATTCCCGGCGACGCAGGTGGAGAAATTCACTGCCGAACTGGGGAGCGTGCTGCGGCGAGAACTGGCTCCGATCGCAGAGGAGGCAATAGACGCCTATTCTGCCTCCCTGGGCGTGTACATGGATCAGGGCGAGATTGCGGCCATGCTGCGGTCCTGGACGCAGGAGTACACCACCGGGATCATCACGCGGATCGGCGAGCACACGGCGGACGTGCTGCAGCAGATCCTGGAAGATGTGCAGTCGGGCGACCTATCCCGGGATCAGGCCGCTGCGGAGATCCAGAGCCGTCTGCGTGCGGTGGTGGGAGAGCCGCGGGCGCAGCGGATCGCTGTCACGGAGATCACGCGCGCGATCAATCACAGTGCGCGCGTCTATGAGGAATCCATGCGGCGCCTTGGCGTGGACGTTGTGCGCTACTGGGTGACCGCAGAGGACGAGAAGGTGTGCCCCATCTGCGGCCCGAAATACGAAAAAGAAATCCCCAACGAGACGGACGGCATGGAGCCTCCGGCGCATCCAAACTGCCGGTGTGAGTCTTACGTTGCCCGCAAGGACTGGAGGCCGAACATATGAGCAAGGCCGTTGCGTTTGCCGTGCGGCTATACGGGCAGGCGAGGCTGCGTAAAATCCTGTCCGATAAGCGTTTCAGAAAGGAACTTGACAAGGCTGTCAAGGATCACATCAGCCTGTATATGCAGTATTTGAAGGCATATCCTGATAAGGGACCGTGGAACCGCGTTCCGGAGAAGGGATGGGGACGCTATTACGTGAGACTGGAAGGTGGGCGGTACAAGCGGAAAACAGACGGCGGTATCACAGAACTGTCCGAATCCGGTCGCATGCAGAAAAACTGGAAGCGGCGCAAGATCAGGCTGGCAAAATACGAGATCATCAATGCCGCGGCGAATGACCGCGGGCGATTTTACGCGCGGTACATCTACCACCCAGACGATCGCGTGTGGTGGGCGAAGGATCACGGGTGGAAGGATTACCTTCACATCTGGGATGAAGTGGTGCGGCGGCACGACGTGAAAAAAGAGATTGCCGACCGCGTTTTGAGCGACTAAAAGGAGGTTTTGGGGATGGCACAATGGAGAGTCGGCGCAGCGCGTGACCTGCCCATCCTGCAGTCGGAGCGTGGATGGGACGGCGCGCGCGCGAAAAAAGAGATCTTTGCGTGGGCTGGCTGGCCGGACAATCCGAATCCGGCGAAGGCGAGAAAGTGCTTCCTGGTGTACGACGCGGAGAATGACGAAAACAAGGGCGCCTACAAACTGCCGTTCTGCTACATCGTGGACGGACAACCGAAAGCCGTACCCTCCGGCCTCCGTGCGGCTGCGTCCCGCTTGCCTCAGGCGGACCTTCCGCAGGATGTGAAGGACAGGGCCCGGGCCGTGCTTGACGCTTACTTCCGGCGCCTGAACAAGAGCATGCTGAAGGCGGTCACAACCGACACAGGCCTGGTGCTGGAGGGGTACGCTGTGATCTTTGGCGGCGAGGACTTGGAAGGCGAGTATTTCACGCAAGAGACGCGCTTCCTGCTTGAGGAGACGCAACCGGACCGCATCCCCGTAACATGGGACCATAACGGCACCGCGGGCGTTATCGGCTGGGTGGAATCGTGGCGTATTGACGATCGCGGCGTATGGGTGCGCATCCGCGTAGAGGATCCGGCCGTTCAGGAAGAGGTGCGGCGTGCTGTTGAGAACGGGGAATTGGGGTTGTCTACCGGATCCGCTCCGCACATGGTGGCGCGGGTGGGCCGCTGGATCGCACAGTGGCCTATTGTGGAGGTAGCGCTGACTGAAAGGCCGGCGGAGCCGCGTACGATTGACGAACTGCGGTTGGCAAAGTCGGACATTTATGAACCTGTTTTGACCGCGTACAAGTCCGCGCTCCAGAATGCGGAAGGCGGAGGCGGCACGGCTGAAGGTGCCGCGCCTAACGCAGATGGAGAGGCGGGCAGTGCGCAGAAGAACGAAGAACCGAAGGAGGAGGGAACCAGCATGGAGAAACTGGAAGCCCTGCAAAAAGAAATTGACGCCCTGAAGGCCACGCTGGAAGGCTTCCAGGGCACCGCGGAGGAATTGAAAGGCCTCCGCGAGAAGGTGGAGAACCTCGAGAAACAGAAAGGGGAACTGGAGGAGGCCGTCAAGGCGCTGAAAAAGCGGAACGGGCCGGAGATCATGATCCCGTCTGATCCGCTGGAGGTGGCGCCTGTCTCTACAGCGCTGCTGAAGATGGTTCGCAAAGAGGTGGACCGCGTGGTGTATGTGCCCGACGGGGACCCGCTCCGCCTGGACCGCGCCATGAAGCGCTATGGTGGCGATAAGCGGACGCTGGTGATCGGACCGTCCAAATACATGAAGTCTATCACCGGAGGATCGAACCTGAAGCCGACCGGGCACGCCTCGCAACTGTACGCAGAGGCGATCTATGACGCATCCCTGCCGCGGAAGGCCGGCGTGCAGGTGTTCCGCATGCCCCAGGATACCGTGAACATCCCGAAGGGATCCACGGTGACCGTGTATTGGGGTGCCGCAGGATCCACCATCACCGAGTCGGCCTTCACCTTCACGCAGGAGCAACTGGTGGCGCAGTCCCTGAAAGGATGGACCAGCGTTGACCGGGAACTCCTGCAGGATGCGGATCCTGCTGTGGATCAACTGATTGAGCGCAACTTCGCCCTTGCCTTCGGTGCTGAGGAGGCGATCAAATTCCTGCGGGGGAGCGGGCATGCCTCCAACGAGCCGGAATCCGTGCAGACGCAGGGTACCGCGTACACGCTGGCCGGTGATACAGGGAACGGTGCTGCGATCACCTACGCCGACCTTACCGCCATGATCCGCACGCTCGAGGAGAACATGGGCGGGCAGATCCTCAATCCCGTGTGGGTGATGCATCCGAAGGTGTGGGATAAGATCGTGAACCTGGTGGACGCGAACAACCGGCCGCTCTTCATTGATCCGCTCGGCACTTGGGGCCGTGAAAAACGCCTCTTCGGCTACCCGGTCTATCTGGTGAATAGCATCCCCACGAACCTCACGAAGGGGACCGGCACCAACCTGTCGGAGATTTACCTGGTGGACGTGGGGCATGCGATCATGGGCGTGCGGCAGGAGATCGTATTCCTGTCCGCGGACGTGGTGGAGTCGTTCAGCGTGAAGATCGGCGCCATGGAGCGCGTGGACTTCGCGTTCCCGTACGCAGGCGCTGCGATCTACGCTAACGGCGTGCAGACCACCTGATAGGGGCGGTTGATCATGGCTGAGCGGAGAGTAGTGGTGCTGCGACCGATCGCCGGAGGCGGATACCGCGTTGGGGACGTGCTCCTGGAGAGTGCGTTCTCTGAGGAGATGTTGGCCGACCTGATCAAGCGCGGATTCCTGCAGTATGTTGACGAGCCGAAGCCGAAAGCGAAACCGAAGCCTGAAAAGAAAAAGAAGAAGGAATAAAAACCAGCGGGGGTGGGGCTCTTGCCCTGCCCCCGCATAAATGGAGGCAAAGATGGCCTACGCGACGCTATCCGATTTCAAAGCCCACGCTCGCCTGGACACGCACGTGGACGATTCGCTGATCTCTGCCCTCCTGGACAGGGCGACGGAATTCATTGACAACTACACCCTGCGCAAATTCATCACCACAACGGCCACAAAAAAGGTCTATCCGGACGCGGTATATGCCGACATCCTGGTGTTGCCTGATGACGCCGTCACGGTCAGCACCGTGAAGGAATCTGGAAGCACACTCACAGAAGGCACGCACTATGTGGTGATGAAAGACAAGCGT